TTTTCATATAGTTACGATTGATGAAGGTAAACAATTAATTAAATTGTTTGATTATCAGAAGAAAATGCTTAAAGCATTTATAAATCCCCCCGATTATAAAAGCAATAAAACAGATCAAATGGAACCGAAGCGACATATAATTGTAAAAATCGCTCGTCAAAGTGGAAAAACTACGACAGCTACCATTTTTCTTTTATGGTACGCTTTATTTAATAAGGATAAAACGATAGCAATCCTAGCTAACAAGGAACCTACAGCTATTGAAATTTTAGACCGAATTAAATTATCTTTTAAGCATTTGCCATTATGGTTACAACAAGGTATAGCTGATAGTGGTTGGAATAAAAAATCTATTAAATTTGAAAATGGTGTGAAAATAATGGCAAGAGCTACTTCACCAGATTCTATATCGGGAGAAACTGTTTCGTTATTATATATGGATGAATTTGCTAAAGTTCAAGAACATATAGCAGAAGAATTTATTACATCAACATATCCTGTTATTTCAAGCGGAAAAACTTCAAAAGTTATTATTTGTTCAACTCCTACTGGTATGAACCATTTCTTTGAATTTTGGCAAAGAGCAATTCGTGGAGAAAGTAACTTTTTTCCTGTTAGTGTTCCTTGGCATGAACATCCAAATAGAGATGAAAAATGGAAACAAGATATGATCAAGGATATTGGAAATATTCGTTTTTCTCAAGAGTTCGCTTGCTTGCAGTCGCAAAGCATTGTTAATGTTAAAGATACAACTACAAATTTAATAAAAACAATTACATTAAAAGAATTATTTGAAGGAGAAAACTATAAATAAAAATAAGAGGTTAGCTGAATAGTAGTTCAGCAAACAGAGGAGTGTTTCTGTCTGTCCCTCTTTTAATTTATTTATAATATTGATCCTAAAAAAATAGGATCATATAAAAATTTATGTATATGTGCTAGAAAAACAAATTCTTATAAAAGTCGATTAATTGAAAAAGAATTTATTAAAAAAATTGGAAAAATTAAATGAAAATAAAAACACAGACTAGATTAATTGAAGGGTTGAAAATTGAAACTCCTGAAGGATTTAAGAAATTTGCAGGAATAGGAAAAGTTCTAGTAAAACAACCAATTATGAAATTTATTTTAGAAGATAAAAATTTTATCGAAGTAAATCCTAATCATTTGTTTAATATAAATGGTATAGAAGAATATGCAAAAAATTTAATTGAAGGAGATTGTTTAGATACAAAAAATGGTTTAAAAAAAATTATAAAAATAAAATTTAAAAATAAGAAAGAATATGTTTATACTTTATTAGAAGTTGAATCATCAGATCATTCATATTATGCAAATAATATAAGAAATGTTAATTGTAAATTTTTGGGAACAGCTTCTACTCTTATTGATTCAGATGTTCTTGAAATGTGTCAAATTAAAGAACCCATTGCAACAAAATGGACGGGAGTTTTTAGTATATATGAACAACCAATTAAAGGAAAACAATATATTTTAGGAGTAGATTCGGCTAAAGGAACAGGTAAAGATTATTCTGTAATTCAAGTTCTTAAAATTAATAATTCTCATAATATAGAACAAGTAGCTGTTTATAGAAATAATTTAATAAGCCCGCATGATTTTGCTCAAGTAGTAATTTCAATATCACAATATTATTTCGATTCATATATGATGGTAGAAAATAATGAAGTTGGAGAAGCTGTATGTAATACAATTTGGTATGAATTTGAAAATGAAAATTTATTAAGTTGTGATTCAAAATTAGAAATTATTGATGGTAAACATAAAAAAATTTATAATGGTTTAGGTATTAGAAGTACTAGAAAAACAAAATTAGAAGCTAATTTATTATTAAAAGATTATGCAGAAAAAGGCTGGCTTAAAATATATGATAGTAGAACTTTATATGAATTAGCTAGATATGAAGAAATTAGACCTAGTATATTTTCTTGTGGAAGAGATGTTCATGATGATACTATAACAGGTTTATTATGGGCTTTATATTTTTTAACAACTGAATTTTATGATGGCAACTCTACTTATTTATCCTCACAAATAGATGAAAAATATAGACTTGATAATGGTCAAAATGATGATGAAGATGATAATCAAGAACCTCCTGCAATAGTTATAGATGACTAGAATTAATTATATCCTTATATTTTTATAAATACTTATATAAATATAAGAAAGACTATTATAAATACTTATAGTGGTAAAATATTAAATTAGGAGGATAAACATGAGAGTATTTAAAACTCCAGGAGTATATAGAAGAGAAATAGATTTATCAGATATTCTTGTTCCAGCAGGAGTTTCTGATGGTGGTATAGTTATAAGAGCTAGAAAAGGACCAATTAATAGACCTGTTTTAGTTACAAATGATAAAGAATTCATTGAAACTTTTGGTGAACCATTTTTTACATCTGGAACAGCCGCTACTGGTAATGATAAACTTATTCCTGAATATGGATATGGATCTTATGCCGCACTTGAATATTTAAAAGAATCTTCAACACTTTATGTTGTAAGAGACTATGATAAAGATTATGATAAATATGCCAGTATAGAATATAATAGTAATTTAATTACTTCAGCAGGAACAGGTATATCTGGAAATTATGCTACGATTGCTGATAAAGTTGATAAGATTAGTATTATAGATAACAAATCTGTATCTAATGGTAATTTTATTATTGGAGCATTATATCCATCTATAGATGGAAATAGTATAGCTGTTACAATTGAAGGATTCAATAGTTCGGCTGATTGGAAATTTAATTATGATGCTTATCCAATTGCTAATAGTGCTACTTCTGCTGATTTCGTTAATGCTGCTGGAGATTCGGGTGCTAAGATGGGAACAACAAGTCAAAATAAATATTATCCAATAGCAAGTAAAGTATTTAAATTAGATGTATATACTAAGCCTACAGATGTAACTTGGGCAGACATGTATAATAATAGTACTGATAAAGCTAGTGGAAAATTAAGATTAGCTCCTATAGAAACTTTTTATGGTTCTATGGTACAACTTCAAGATGGAAATAAATCTCAATTGTTTATTGAAGATATTGTAAATGGAAATTCACAATATATTTATGTTAAGAAAGGAGATAATTTTGTAGCTACTAAATTTAAAACTATGGTTAATGGTGATTTACCAGTTTTAGAAGATACAACAAGTAAATATGTAGTATCTACAAAACTTGGTCAATTAGCAGGAGGAACTAGTAAAAAAGCTACAGGTTTAGATAAAACAAATGGTTGGAATTTATTTGAAGATAGAGAAAGTGTTAATGTAAGTGTTCTTATAGGAACAAGCTATGATCAAACAAACAAAAATGAAATAGCTAGAGTAGCAGCAAAAAGATTAGACTGTATAGCATCATTACAATCTGGAGAACTAGATGATAATACTGTAAGTGAAATGCTAGTTGCAGAGAAGTATGGATATCAATCACCTTCTTATATTGCATTATATGGTGGATATTCTAAAGTATATGATAAATATAATGATAGAAATGTGTATCTTCCTAACTCAATTTTTGGTGCATCATTGATGGCAAGATGTGATAATATTGCTGATCCTTGGAGCGCACCCGCAGGAATTGATAGAGCTACAATGGCAGTATTAGATCAAAAAGTAATTTGGAGTTTTGATGATATAGGTAAACTTTATGATAAGAATATTAATTTACCTAGATTTATCAATGGTGTTGGAAATGTCATGTGGGGTCAAAAAACAGCACAACTTAAAAAGTCTGCTCTTGATAGAATAAATGTAAGAAGAAATCTTCTTTATATTGAAAATAATGTAGAGAGAGCTTTACTTCCATTTACATTTGAAAATAATACTGATAAGACTAGATTAAGAATTTTCTCTATAGTTGATGAATTTTTGGCAGGAGTACAAGCTGGAGGTGGTTTAACAGCATATCAAGTTGTATGTGATGAAACTAATAATACTTCAGTTGTAATTGATAGTAATCAATTGAATGTTGATCTTTACGTTCAACCAGTAAGAACAGCCGAATTTATTCAATTGACAACTGTTATTACAAGAACAGGAATTTCATTCAGTGAAGTAAGAATACCAGTTGCATAAGAAACAAACGAAAGGAGTAATTATTTTAGATTACTCCTTTTATAAATAATAGAGAAGGAAAGAATTAAATATAGAAATAGAGGAGGCTAAGATGGCTGATTTTACAATAGAAGGAAGAATGAAACAAC